AGGTTCTCGCGCTCTTTAATGTAAAGCTCGTAAAGAGACTTCATTAGTACCCCGTGCAATCTACAAGTGCCTTTGAGTCTTGCTGAGAAATGGCCGAGCCATTGTCACCGATTGTCGTTATATCGAGAGTGCTCCCGAGTGATAAAATAGAGTTAAATCCAGGAAGACCGTTTACGCTTGCAATTGGAATCCATGAACAATGAAGAAGAACGTAGCTTCTTTTAAAGGTTATCGTGTATGATCCAGCGGCCGTTCTCTCAACCTTTGTGACCGCATCTCCAAACTGTGAAAGATAAGCGCATGCACCATTAACCGTACACGCCGCGACCGCCGATCCACCGAAAACAAACTTAAAGGAATCTACCTCTCTGGTTGCCCCGGGCGTTGAGTTTTTACTGTTTGATTTTACGAAAACATTATTGGCCCAAGATTCAATTGAGTATTGATCAATGTTGCTTCCTGAGTTTTCGTAAAATTTACCCAGGGCCTTGTTTCCGCTTCCGTCGTACCCGTCTGCATTTGGGGCGGTTGTGGAAATAAGCAAGTTTAAAGTGGCCCCAGATGAGCCGCTTTTTGCGTAAACGTAATAAAGAGTACTGGCAATTTCCGAAGAGCATCCCGCGCAACCCCATGTGACGGTATTTGCCACTATTGTTTTTACAAACGTCCCGTTCACGCTCAAAATGCACTTGCCAACCGAGATGGTGTTGGCGTCCGCGTAGGAAAGCTGGCACCCCTGATGGATACCGTTCTTAAGTGCGTCCAGGCTTGAATCAAACGCCGTTGACTCAATGGTTCCATCCGTCACGCAACCGCCATCTAAAGCGTTTACCTTTGTGACAAGTTGGTTAAAGTCGGCATTGAGCGCCGATGATGTAAGCGTCTGCCCAGCAGAGTAATTTGTTCTGGTTGTCGTCGAGCACGTACCGGCATATGCCGTCGATATAGTGAATATAAATATTGCAAAAAATACTTTCATAGGTTCCTGTTTCCGTTTTTATTAAGTGTTAATTGGGCCGAAATAAGCCCGATGTTTGCGTCAACAATGTCTTGGTAAAATCCGATCAACAGTGTCTCTCCGGTTCGGTTTATGTCTGCCATTGCGGTCACAGGAATGCGCTCATCACCTAATACATCAACGTCTAATTGTGACATGTCCAAGGTGAAACCGAGAGCGCTATTCGGAAAGTCGTATTGAAAAGAGTCATAAGAAAGTAGACTAAACGAAGGAAATGCCCTGACGGTGATTGGATTACTGCTTGAAAGCGCCCGCACTGTTAAAAAACGGAAATTATATGAGCATGAGTCATCACCCGGAATTATGTATGGAAAAAGCGCGTAGGTTGGAATCGACTGACTCGCGCCCGTGTTGTCTTCGTCGTGCAATTCGTTTCTGGTTGAATAGGTGAAAATCGTTCCCGTATTGTCGCCGATAAAGAGCGACTGATAGCCGCTATCGTCTTCGCCTTCGCATGCGCACGTTAAAATGCTTTTAAATTCCCATACACGAAAACCCGCAATCTTTTCTTCATAAACGTACGCCTTAGAAATGGCGGTATTTGCCCCTTCGCAAACAAAAGTTAAATATTGGGAGTTGGTTGAAAAATAGGCGCTGAAAAAACTTTGCGCCTGGGGAATATTGAGTTCGTAAGTCCAGCCGACTCTTGAAAAAATATCATCAATGGCACCACGGCCAAGAGAGACCGGAAGGCCCTTTTCGTCTTTTTGCATTGCTCCGTTTACGATTGCATACCAACCGTTTTCGCTCATGAAGAAAACAATCCCGTTTCTGACTCTAATTGTTTCGTGGGAAATGCACCCGACGTGCGCATCTAATTCCACAAGTTCGGGAATGCTATTAAGTTCAGAGTAAATGCTTATAGAGGTCTTTTTAAAGGCCACCAAAAAAGGGGTTAAATACTGATCGTTAAAAAGACCTGTTGCAAGCGCCGTTATTGGCCCCTGGCCTGGAATCTGAAGAACAACCTGCGAGTCTGCATTGTCGTCAAAGGCATCAGGAAGATATTCTTCTGAAATAAAGACTTCGTTCGGGAAAGTTGAGTTTCCGGCATAGGCCAGCTTTTTACCAAAAACCGAAAGATATTTGCCACCACCCGCAACCGGGGCCGCATTTCTTGTTGGCGGCGTCTGGGTGCTCGAAGAGTTGGCATCGATTACAAAAGTTGTCGTTCCCAGATCGATTTCAGCGGTTGCCGAAGCAAAGACATAGTCACCCGTTCCGCGCTTTAAATAGATCCGCACTTTATCGATTGTGGCATTGTCGGCACTGGCCGGAATGCTTGAGACGTTGATCTTTTTATCTGATGCGGTCGCCGTTACCGAACCAAGTTCATATTTGTTACTTTCAAAACCTGTTTCTGTTGAATAAAAAGTGATTGCGACATAATAGGTATCGCCATTAGTGAGGCTTCCGCCTGCAACCAGGGCAATGCTTCCAGTGGTTGGCGGATTTTGCCCAAGCTGGGTGAAGTCGGTTCCGTCAAAAGAATATAGGCCATCGGACTCAATGCCGATGATGTGCCTATTTCCTAAAGTAACTGCGCGGTGTTTTGTTGTTGTCGAAAGGCCTGTTTTGATGGCGGTGTGAGCGCCTGTTGCCGAGACAGCGTAAATAGTCCCGCCGACTTTGGCAATTCGATAACGAGTGCCGTCTGATTTTTTAAAATATGAAACGCTTAAAATAGCGCCGCCCAGCGAAGTCGAGTTGAGTCGCTTGATCCCGTAGCGCGTTTCTGCTACGCCTTTGTTATCGTAAATATTGCGCGAGTCGCTTAGGTTTTCGCCATCCAAAAGCCTGTAGCTCACCGGCAAGTTGAAATGCTTAATCGACTTGGTGGCGTGTTTTCTTACCGTCATTAGCAGACCGCCTTAACCGTTTTGGCCTGTCCTCCGGTTCTTCCGACGATTCCCTTTGCTTCTGCCTTTTTAAGCTCGTAATTTGCCTTTTTAGACTCTTGCCCGTCTTGGTCCTTGTATTCGTACCCTTTCCAGGTAACTCCGGCGTCCAACGCCTCTTTTAGCCCCGGATGAAGTTGAATAGGTCTGTCGGCATCGGCAAAGATCCGGGAAGGAATGCGATAAACCCAATAAGAAATCGTGTAAGTCGCGCTCGGCTTCGGGTAAAGCATGATTTTAGTTGGTGAAACCCTGGCATAATAGGCCGGAAGACCGCTTGAAGAAAAGTTGGGATCGTACTTTAGCAGGTCATCTAATTTTTCTTGAGCAAGCGAAACGCCCGAGCCTTCAATGATTGGATCTTCTGAAGACATGAGCGAAACCAAGGAATACTCAGGCGGCTCAACTACCGAGGACGGAACCGTTGTCACTGAAGTCGTAGTTGTCGTGTTGTCAGCAAGTGTCTTTGCTAAAAAATACGCCGCACTTCCAACCTTTAAATAGATTCTTCTGTGAATAGTCGCAGGCTTTACGCTTGTGCTTCCGTCGTATGTGTCGATATTGGTAATCGTAAGCGAGAGATCGGGGCCCGTGACCATTACGCCATTACTTGCCTCGCTTGGCTCTGATTCAAGCGAATTGACCTCTCTGCCTGTTTCGTCAAAGAGCACAAAGGTGACTTTCACATAAACCGTATTGTCGGCGGTAATTGATCCCCCTGCCAAAAGCGCAATTGTTGGAGCGCTTGGAATTTGCGGAGAAATATCGATCTCCTGATTTCCACTCACGACTTGCTTTTTCATTTTAAATTTTAAATTAGGCCAGGAATGCCCCGCCTGAATGTCAAATTGAATGTCGTTAATCCACTCGAGTACTCTTGCCAATGAGTTTGAATCAGTCATTCCATATTTTTGAGAGAGTCTTGTCTGTAGAGCGCTACCTGTCCAAGTTGATGCCATTTGTTTCTCCTAAAGAGATTGCACTCGCGACAATCAAAATCACCGCCACTGTTGATTGGTGAAGCGTGAAGTGTCCGAACGAATTGCAAAACCCTGCAAACATTATTGCCGGGAATATTTTGTTTTTATCTGATTGCTTGATGAATTTTAAAAATGCCGGGGAAAGTAAAAGAAATATGATTACCCCGAAGAAATTAAACGCTGTTAAAAATGAATTGTGTTCTTGAATGAGCACTTCGCCGTTAAAGAGCTTCATTTGCCGATCTGCAAACCACCCTGGACCTTTGCCAAAAAGAAAATGCGAAAAATCTACCTTTGCAAAAAGCGAATCCCAGGCATCAAAGCGCCCAGAGCCGCCGTTTTTTACTCTCAATGAATAGATGAAAAACATTGAAAAGATGGCACCCGAATACATTTCCCACTTTTTCAAGAGTCCTATTTCGGTGAAATAGAAATAAGATACACCGGCAAAAAAGGCACCTATCCCCATGTATGATTTAGTTAAAAATAGCGCATAAAGAATAAAGAACAGCGGCCACTTTCTGCGAGCATTTAAAAAAGAAAGTGCAGTGAGCGCTAAATAGCTTCCCGACAGATTGGTATTTCCAAGGGAGCCAATAGCGCCCAGGCTTCCCTTGTACTGCATTGGTCCTGTGAAAAACTCTGTTATATAAAAATAAAGATTGAAATTAAAATTAGAGGCAATGACAAGGATCGCCTGAATAACGGCGCCTATTCGCATGCCGTATAGAATAAAATTTATACTCATTCCATCGTGCTTCTCATAAAAACTCATGAAAAACACAATTCCCGAAAGCGCATAGAAAGATTGAATCATGACATTGATTGAAAGAACGTTCCATTGATTCAAAACCAGCGAAATAATCGCATAGAAAGAAGCAAGCAAAAACCATTTGGGAAGATTTCTTTTCTTGCTTGTTAAAAGGAATGAAAGCACCCCGAAAATAAAAATCAAAAGATTGTCTTTCGAGGTGCGATTAAAATCGTATTGAGTCACGCGAGTATAAAGCGGCAAAAATGCCACCGTTAACCCCAAAAGGATATTTACCAGCGTTGCTCGTTTCACTTAGTAACCAAAAACCACAAGCTCGCCAGCGTCACTTGCATTAACGCCCGAAAGAGTAACGGTAGAACCGTCAACGGCGACTTTTTGGCCGGCCACTACGCCAGACGTAGCGTTGTTAATTAATACTGAATCGATGTGACTTAGCTTTGAAGTAGCTACGCCAGTTGTAACGCTTGCGGCATCAAATGAAATGATTTCCATTTTCTTGTTACCGATTACGTTGACTTGTTTTGATGAATAGGAAAATGCCATAAACACTCCATTAAGAGGGGCCTGCGCCCCCCTGAATTACAATTTGATGAATAGTTGAACAGATCCAGAAGCTGAAACGGCATCATAGAAAACACCTACCGGCATTTCTGTCGCTACTTCAGAAGCTCTTGCTGAAACATAACCAGCGTTATCTGTACTCATCCAAGCGCGTTTTCCTGCAACAGAAGCTGAATTTGTTGAATCAAAAAGTGCCGAGTCATAAAGGCCGTAAGTTTGACACTTACAAAGAGCGCCAGAAGCACATGCGTTTACCATTACACACACTGGTGCGAGTCCAGTTGTTGGCGCTTTTACAACCGTTGCACCGTCATCTGCCGAAAGATCAAGAGCTGCGACTGCGCCCGCTGGGATTGCTTCGCTTGCCTTTACGTTGATGAAAAGTTTTTCAACAGACGCAGGAACTACCGCTTTTGCAAAATCTAGGTTTGTTGAGTGGCCGATGTTTCCAATAATTGCGTGAGATGGCGCAATCATGGCAAACATAAGCGTAATTGCTAAAAATAATGATTTCATAAAACTCCCTTAAAAAGTGAGGGGCACGAATGCCCCGATTTTAGTTATTAAGCAGCAACGGAAATGTCTTTTAACCATCCTTGGTAGCGAAGTACCGAGCACGCAAAAACACCTTTCCAGAATAGGCGCTGTAACATGGCGTCCATAGTTTCTAGGTCTTCTTTTTGAACACGTTTCATGTTGTATTCAGGATGAGCGTAAAGCTTCACGAATTTTTCATTTAGGAATGCGATTGAGTTTGCAGGAGCTAGGTTATCAACAATGTGATCTAGACCTGAGTAAACAAGCGTGTTTCCTTCGTGTCCAAGGCCATTAAGAGAAGACTCTCTTGTTGTTCTTTGGTGAGGCTTGATTAGTTCAAGGAATTCATTCATGACGTTTTGGCGCATAATTGCCACTGTTGGTTTTTCTTCACCTTCAGAGCATCCGCCAAGTGTTGCTTGGTGAAGTGCAGTCGTGATTGCGCGGTTTGTGCCACCGTTTGAGTTGACGTAGGCAACGTGAACAGAAACGTCTGTATCTGTAACGCCACCGTAGTTAACTGATGAGCTTTTTAGGAAAGCTTGAATACCTTGGAATTGTTTTTCAGTAAGAGCGCCTGTTGCCGCTGTACCGTCTGAGAAGATCCCCTTTGTGAATCTTTGTCTCATTGCTGATTCCATAGTTTTTAATCTTTGGTCAATCAGGTTAAGACGAGCTTCTTTTCCAGAGTTTCTTGCAAGGTCACGGTGAGTGATTACAAGAGACTCTTGCACTTCCACGATGTCGAAAGAAAGTTCTGTATATGGGTCATACATATCAAGAGAAAGAGCTTCCGCACCTTGATAGAATCCACCTGTTGAATTTGTGTCATCCATGTAATTGAAAGGGAAAGTCTTCTTTTCACCTGAATAAATACCTTCTTTGTCTTTTAGACGCTTAAGAAAAGCGTGGTTTTTAAAAATTGCATCTTTAACGCCGCCTTCAGCGTCAATTCCTTTAACAGTTAAAGCTGTTACTTGTCCGATTGTTAATGACATGATTTATCTCCGTTTGTTTTAAATTTGTTTCATTGCCTGGCGAAGAATTTCTTCATAGTTTCCAGGCGCCACTTTAATTGTCTCTTTCGCCGATGATTGGCCTGCACCGACTCCGGATCTTCCGAGAAGCTTTCCTTGTGTCTTTGCTTTTGTTGCCAGCATCTTTTGATAAGATTCGTTCGCTTTCATGATCTCCTTTCCGTGGACAGCATAAAGAGCTTCTTCGACCGTCATCTTGTTAGTGACGTCAGCGGTCCATGCTTGCTTCACTTTTTCCCAATCAGGTTTAACTCCTAACTTTACTAGTGCGGCCGCTTGTTTGCTTTGCACTTCGCTCAAGTCTTTTTCCCAGCTTTGCTTAATTGAACTAAGCTCTTCCTGTTGCTTTTGCCCTTTTAGGCCTTGAATTTCTTGGCGCAAGTTATTCACTTCGCCTTCAAATTGCTTTTTAAATGGCATTTGCTTGTTGTAAGAGTCCTCTTCATTGCGATAAAGCCTGTCGAGGTGTTCAAATAGTTCGGGATCTTCGGCCTGAATTTTCGCGACAATCGAGCCTAGGATTTGATTGGTATAGACGGTCTGTTCTAGTTGTTGCTCTTTCTGAGCTAAAGCAGTTTCCTTTTCCTTGAATTGGTTTTCCAATTTAGAAAATTCTTCCTGCTTTACGCGCACTTCTTCCGCGTGGGCCATAGTTTTCTTGGTGTAATCGAATCCTTTTTGTAAAAGTTCCTTAAGCTGATCCGGGGAATTGACCGAAATCGGCATTCCGTTGTGAATAGCGCCGAGTGCATTAATCTGAGCGAGTAACTCAGGGCTTGCCTCTTGCGGTTCTTCTTTTCCGACTTGCTCAAGAATGTCTTTTGCGCTCATTTCTGCATTTTCAGATTCGTTAGGAGTCGTTTCCGCTTGTCCTTCTGAAAAAGTTTCCTGAGTTGATTCCGCTTGAGCTCCTTCACTGGTTAACTCGGCCGCGGCCTCCATTAGATTAAATTCACCTGTACTTTCTTCTGACACTGATTATCCTTGGTTTTCCGGTTGGCCGTCATTGGCTCCGTTATTTTCCAAAACTTGTTGCTCTTGAATGCTCATGATGGCGCGCTGACGAAGCATTTCCTGATGCACCTTTTTTTCATCCGGTGACATGACTTGCTTAATCAGGTCGTTTTCGCCTTTCATTTGTTCTGCTTGCGCTTGAATTGATTGCGCTTGTTGTTGCACTTGTGCGACTTGCGCCTGTGCTTCTTGTTGGACTTGAGCTATTTGATTTTGCTGTTCTTGTTTTTCTTTTAGTTTTTTTACTAGTGTATGCTTCCCTGGAAATTCAGGAGTCGCAGATAGAAACATGTCGAAATCGATATGCTGGCCATTTAAAAGGGCCATGTAGAAAGAAATAAGAGCGTCTTTATCGACTCCCGCCATTGAGCCCGGAGATACGTCGATTGTGTAATCGAGATGCTCGGTTTCCATTGGGTTATAAATGACTTCTTCGATTGTGTTGTCGTCTGCTCTTAAGCGAAGAGTTTTTTCCTGTGTCCAGTGATTGCGAATAAGGCTTGCCGTAATAAGCGCCAGGCGTCTCATTGAATAGTATTCAAACAGTCTGCCTTTTAAGCGAATGCGCCCGATTGCTTGCGTTTGAATCTTTTGCACCATTGCGCCGGAAGCGTTGCCGGTTGGCATTGCTCCATTCATGGTCTGCTCGTTTTGTCCTGCGATTGACTCCATTGCCTGCTGATCGAGAGCTTTTCTTTGCTCAAGCTGCGGTGAAGTTTGTCCGGCCTCAAGGCGTCTGACTTCAGTTCCGCGTTTTTTCTCAACGACTAACCCAGGGGCATTGGTTAAATGCTCGTGATCGACTTCCGCCTCGTGATCAACAACCCAACCTGGATTAGAGGTAAGGCGCAAACTTTCAAACTCTCTGAAGTCCATATCGTTGAGAGTTCTTTGCGGATCGAGAATATTTTTAATTTCGCCAAAGCCGTAAATGGTTTCGTCTTTGTAGCAATAGAAAGGGACCAGTGGGATATGCCCGTTTTCTTCCGGGTTTTCTCCGTCATATAAAACGACGTTATCAACGGACTTGATAACACGCCATCCGTCCTCGTATTTTGGCTCTTGTCCAGTTGGATTGAGTTTTTTAAGCTCATTATGCTCTTCAATGTGGTTGTCAATTATCTTGATCGTGAGCAATCCCTTTCGCAGCTCTTCTGCTTGTGGGTTTTGTTGAATCATCGCCTCGACGGTCTGCTCGATTTGCTCGTAACTTGCTTCGGGCGGAAGGCCTACCATACTTAATAGACTTGCTCTTTGTTGAGAATGCGCCTTTATGTGCTCGTCGTGATTTTCCCATTTGCCAATATCCGGGGCTTCGCCGTTTTCAAGCTGCTTGGTTTCTTCGTCAATTTGCTCTTGGGTTTCTTCAGGTTCAACATCCTCAAGCTCATAGCTTTTTACCCATGTTTCTACATAGGTTACGATGTCCTTCGCTTTAAAATCGCGAGGCTTTCCAACTTCAGTTGAGCGCCCGGCGACATCTCTTTTTTCATAATTAGATTCATCGGCGCTATCTAAGTTGTCCGGCCCCTTTATTTGCATGATCTCATCATGCTTTTCAGGCCAGATTCTAGCGACCGCATCCCTTCTCATGGGAATTTCGATGCGCGCCTTTTCTGATTGCTCAATTGTCTGGGCATTTCCGTCTAAGAAAACGCTCTTCCAGGGCAATTGGCGATATTCAATTTTCCCGTCGCCACCGTCAGCATCGGGATTGTAGATAATGTATAGATACCCAGGAGCACTCCGTAGACCACTCCTAAGCAAAGTTGGAAGCAATAGCGGAAGGTTTTGATCTTGATAGACGTACTTAATCGCCTTGCCAAGATTGTCCGCTGCTGGTTGCATTGCCTCGTTTGAGGCCGTGACCTGTGTACCAGGCATTGAATCGGTGAGGATTGGAATTTCTTGTTCGATAATTTTGAAAATGTGATTCTTGACGGTCTTTACGCCTTCGCCGGTTTTGTGTTGCTTGCCATAGTAGGCATCGTCAAATTCCTTCCATTGCGTTTCAAAGTCTTTTCTGTAAGCAGCGAGTTCCTTTTTGGTTTCTTTTACAACCTCAAGGGCATCCGTCTTTAAGTTAGCGTCGTCATTTTTTTCAATTTTATCCATATTGATTAAGAGTAAAGAACGCGCTCGTTCATTTATATGAGGATTCGGAAAGTCGGGATAGTGATTCGCAAACACGAATTAAACTGCTCTTTATTTCGCGTGCGTTTTACAATAGGCGCATGAATGAAAGACTTTATAAATTTACAATGGCCGACGGATCAGTTGAGTTTTTAACAATCGAGGACGCACACAAAAAAAACGTCCATGGATTTCACGAACGTCTAAATGAAATAAGACAAAACTCGCAAAACAAGCGCATGAACAA